GAAGGTGTTGTCACTGCTAAATACAACGCTGCTTAAGGAGAAACTAAATGGCAACTATTACTACTCTCTCAAACGCTGTTGGTGCAGGTACTCACCCTAGCCGTTCTGTGCGTCCCATGCCTTATGTTGTTGAAAACACCATTAGCTTGGCTGCTGCTGTAACAGCTAAAGGTTCTGCCTTGGCTGCTGCCGATGTTATCGAAGCTCTTCAGATTCCCGCACAATCTATTGTGTTGGCTGCTGGCTTTGAAATCACTGGTGCTGTCACAGGTAGCTGTACAGTGAGCTTGGGTGTTACTGGTGTGACAGCAGCGGCTTATGTCTCTGCTTTTGCTGTAACTGGCTCACTTGCTGTGGGTGATTATGCAACACCAGCTACTGCAGGATATCCTATCGTGTCTAAATCCGCTGACACCTTGGACTTGCTGTTGGTTACTGAAACCACTACATTGAGTGCTGGTTCCATTCGTGTCTTTGCTGTCCTCGTTGACGCACAAGACAGGACTGGTCCTGCTTCTGTAGACCGTGAGCAACTGGCTTAATAGCTAGTTAATACTGGGAGGGGCTTAACCGCCTCTCCCTTTTATTGTTTAAAAATTATGTCTACATACATTTCTTTAACGAATGAATTGCTACGAAGAATGGGTGAGGTTGTCTTGGACACCACCGAATTCGATGGAGCTAGAAACATCCAGTCTCTAGCTAAGAATGCTATCAATTCATCCATTAGAGAATTGATGCACTCTGCACAAGAGTGGCCTTTTGCTTTAGCCACCCAGACACAGACACTAACTGTTGGTACAAGTGTGTATAGTTTTCCTTCTAATACATCCACTGTAGACTGGGATTCTTTTTATTTAAAGAGACTTTCTGCAGCTAACAATCAACCTTCCCGTCTTGCTGTTCTTACTTACACTGACTACCTAAACAATCATCGTCCTCAAGAGGATACTAATGGCACTGGGGGTTATGGTCCTACCATTGCTGTTTATCAAACACAAGAGTCTAAGTTTGGTGCTACTCCCATCCCAGATCAGGCATATCAGATTGAATATAAGTATTGGTCTTTTCCTGCTGACTTAGTTGAATCTACTGATGTAGCTATTATTCCAGACAGATTTACTAATGTATTAGTTGATGGTGCTATGTTCTACATGCTAATGTTCAGATCTAATGAACAAGGTGCAGCAGTGTACAAAGAAAAGTTTGATACTGGTATTAGAGCGATGAGGAGACTGTTGCTAGATGAGCCTCTGTATATGAGTTCTACAGCATCTATTAGCCCATCATTCCATCCTAGAGTGTTTTAATGGCAGACAGAATTAGTGGCTTTAAGGTTACATGTATTGGTGGAATGAACACCAATAGGGATGTACTATCTCAAGGTGAGATATATCCCGGATCAGGTACACAGCTAATTAATTATGAACCAGCTATTACTGGTGGGTATAGACGGATTAGTGGATATGCTAATAGTTATGGAACTGTAACTGGCACAGGTAGTGTACTTGGTGTTATGGTTTCAGAGAGTTTAAATGATGGCATCTTTGCTTGTCGTAAACCCTCTGCTGGTACAAACTACTTTTATAAGTGGGTGGCTTCTTCATCAACTTGGTCAGCCATTACAACTCCCGGAACTGTTACGATGGTGGGAGTTAAGAAGGTTAGGTTTACTAGATATAATTGGAGTGCTCCTAAGTTTGCATTAACTGATGGAATTAATCCGGCTGCTGTGTATGATGGAACTACATATACACAGATTACGGATGCCAATGCTCCTAATAGTCCTAAGTATTCTGCTGCCTTTAAGAACCATTTGTTCTTAGCTGGTGATGTAACAGATCCTTACAACTTATATGTTTCTTCTCCTTTAGCAGAGACAAACTTTAACCCAGCAAATGGTGCTGCGGTTATTAATGTTGGCTTTGAGATTGTTCAGATTAAACAGTTTAGAGATACGTTGTACATCTTTGGTAAGAATGCCATTAAGAGTTTAACAGGCACTAACATAGCTGACTTTGTGGTTGGTGAAGTGACAACAAATTTAGGTTGTGTTGTTCCAGATAGTGTGATAGAACTAGGTGGAAATCTAGTATTCCTTGGTCCTGATGGTTTTAGACCTGTGGCTGGAACTAGTAAAATTAATGATGTTGAGTTGGAAACAATTTCAAAACAAATTCAATTCACCATTACAGCAATCTTACAAGAACTTGTAGCTGGTTCTATTGATCCAGAAACATTAAGCTCTGTAGTGCTTCGTAAGAAGTCACAGTTTAGATTGTTCTTACCAGCCGAAGGAACCTTTGGTTTGTTAGGTGGTCTTAGGGCCAGTGAAGGGGGTGTATCTTTTGAGTATAGCCAGCTTTTTGGTTTTCCAGCTACATGTGCTGCTAGTGGATACAATGGGTTAGAAGAAGTTATTATTCATGGGGATGCTACTGGTAAGGTGTATAAACAAGAGACAGGAAGTTCTTTTAATAGTACAGAAATCTTGAGTGTTTATCAAACACCTTTCTACTATTTTCAAGATCCTTCAATCCGTAAAAACTTCTATAACATTTCTACATTCTTGCGTAGTGAGGGATCGACTAGTATTGTGATGGGTGTGGCTTATGACTTTGATGACTCTGTTAATGTCTTTAACCCAGCCAACTATAACATTTTAACTACTGGTGCTGCTGCTTATTACAATGAAGCCATCTATAATGCTTCAGCAATTTACGATGGTAACCCATCACCAGTGGAAAAGACAAACATTGAAGGCTCTGGATTCTCCATTGCTTTCAAATATGTGACTAATGATCAGAATGCTAGTCACACAATTCAGGGCTTGGTCTTGAATTATTCGATGAATGACAGACGCTAAGGAGAACTACCTTGACAGGTTATGTAAGACAATCTGCTGCTGATATTGTACCAACGGGTGTAGTCCGTGCTGCTCCTATTAACAATGAGTATAATGCTCTGCGTGATGCTTTTGCTGCTAATGGTGGTCATAGGCATGATGGCACTGCGGCTGAAGGACATCCTGTTCCTGTCATTGGTGACAGCGATCTATTAAATAAGATTGCCACTGATACAAGTAACAATCGTCATGGTGTGTTTGTTGAAGTAGCTGCTGCTGCTGTTGAGCAGGTGCGCTTTCAAGATGGTGCTATTGTTCCAGTAACAGATAATGACATTGACTTAGGCACTAGCTCCTTAGAATTTAAAGACTTATACATTGATGGCACAGCTAACATTGACAGCTTAGTTGCTGACACTGCTGACATTAATGGTGGAACAGTTGATGCTGCTGTGATTGGTGCAAGCACTGCTGCTGCTGGTACATTCACTGCACTCACTGCCAACACTTCTTTAGTTGCAGCCACTGCTGACATCAATGCAGGTACTATTGATGGTGCTGTGATTGGTGGCTCTTCTGCTTTAGCCATCACAGGCACTACAGTTACAGCCACCACGGGTTTTGTTGGTAGTCTTACTGGTGCTGTCACTGGTAACACTGCAGGTACACACACTGGTGCTGTTGTTGGTAATGTTACAGGCAACTTAACTGGTAATGTTACAGCCTCTACAGGCACATCAACATTCAACGATGTCACCATCAATGGTGGTTTGAACATGGATGCAGCCACTGCTGCCACCATTACAAATCTTACTTCACCTACAAATACTGGTGATGCAGCTACCAAAGGTTATGTTGACACAGCAGATGCTCTTAAGCTAAATTTGGCTGGTGGCACAATGTCAGGTGCTATTGCTATGGGGACAAACAAGATTACAGGTCTTGGTACACCTACAGCAAATGCTGACGCAGCAACTAAGGTTTATGTTGATACAGCTATCAGCAACTTAGTAGCTGCTGCTCCCGGAGCGTTAGACACTCTAGATGAACTTGCTGCTGCCTTGGGCGATGATGCCAACTTTGCCACCACAGTTACCAATTCCATTGCAACTAAACTAGCACTGGCTGGTGGCACTATGAGTGGTGCGATTGCAATGGGTACTAGCAAGATTACTGGTCTAGGTGATCCTACTCTTGCACAAGATGCTGCCACTAAAACTTATGTTGATACGGCAGATGCACTGAAGCTGAGCTTGTCTGGTGGCACTATGAGTGGTGCTATTGCTATGGGTACTTCTAAGATTACAGGTCTTGGAAATCCCACAGCAAACCAAGACGCTGCTACTAAAACTTATGTAGACACTGCCGATGCATTGAAGCTATCCTTAACAGGTGGCACAATGTCTGGAGCCATTGCGATGGGTACTTCCAAGATTACAGGCTTGGGTACTCCAACAGATAATGCTGATGCTACAACTAAATTGTATGTTGATGGCATCTTAGGTTCTGCAACTGCTGCTGCAGCTTCTGCTTCTGCTGCAGCTACTTCTGCTTCTAATGCAGCTACCAGTGCAAGCAATGCTTCTACATCTGCATCTAATGCTTCTAGCTCTGCCTCTGCTGCTTCTACTTCAGCCGCTAATGCGGCTACTAGTTATGACGATTATGATGATAGATATTTAGGAAGCACGTCTTCTGCTCCTTCTGTTGACAATGATGGCAATGCCTTATTAACAGGTGCATTGTATTGGAACAGCACATCTAATAACTTGTTTGTATGGACTGGCTCAGCATGGACTAGTGCAGCTTTTACTGCTGGTAGCTTTGTTACTTTGACAGGCACTGAAACCTTAACAAACAAAACACTAACTTCACCAACATTAACAACCCCTGCTTTAGGCACTCCAGCTTCTGGTGTTGCAACCAACTTAACAGGTCTTCCTGTCAGTACAGGTATTTCTGGTTTAGGTACTGGTATTGCAACTGCTCTAGCGGTCAATACAGGATCTGCTGGTGCTCCTGTTCTGTTCAATGGTGCATTGGGAACACCTTCAAGTGGCACTGTGACTAATCTTACAGGCACAGCTTCTATCAACATCAACGGAACTGTTGGTGCTACAACCCCTGCGGCTGGTGCATTTACTTCAGTCACTGCCTCTTCTGATTCTACGTTCTCATCTACTGGTGCTTTAAGCATTAGCAAGGGAACCACTGGACAACGCCCAACCCCAGCAAGTGGTATGCTTCGGTTCAATACCACAACAGTTGAGTTTGAAGGTTACAATGGCACTGCATGGGCTGCTGTAGGTGGTGGATCAACGATCAGCAATGACACATCCACAGCAACTAATCTCTTCCCATTGTTTGCAAACGCAACATCTGGTGCGGTTTCAACGGTGTTTACAGGCAATACCAAACTGCTGTACAAGCCAAGTACAGGCGAACTTGCTTCTTCGGTTATCAATGCAAGCAATGGTATTGTTGTTAACAGTCAAACAGTATCTGTAAGTTACACGATAGCAACAGGAAGTTCAGGCATGTCTTCTGGCCCAGTCACTGTGGCTTCGGGACAATCAGTCACAGTTTCTAGCGGTTCACGCTGGGTTGTTGTTTAAGGAAAAATTATGAGTTCAATAGTTATTGCTGGCGACACAAGCGGCTCAGTCACGCTACAAGCCCCTGCTGTGGCGGGAACAACTACTCTAACGCTACCTGCAACAAGCGGGACGGTGCTGACTACAGCAAGTGGAACTGCGGCTACAGCAACTAATCTTGCTGGTGGTTCCAACGGAACAATTCCTTATCAGTCTGCGTCAGGCACAACGCAGATGTTGGCTGTTGGCACGGCAGGGCAAGTACTTCAAACAAATGGTGCTGGTGCTCCTACTTGGGTTACTGCTGGTAGTGGCATGACACTTCTAAGCACCACTACTCTTTCAGGCTCTAGCACTAATATAGGCGTAGCTAGTGGGTATGTACACCTTTATATTGTGTCTTACGGTATAACTTTTTCAGCTAACGTTGAATTATATTTTAGATTAAATAGTATTGCTGGAACTGGTTACGATTTGACTGGAACAAATGCCCGTTCAACCTCAGTTAACAATAACCTTTCTGATAGCGTTTGGTCTGGCGCACCCGGCATGCTAAGTAGATTGTCATCAAACACAGATAATATAGATACTTTTTTTATACAAAATTATGACAGTTCAAGTATGTTCAAAATAGCAACCATGACAGCCGCTTATCTAGGTAGTAATAGCCAAATTCAATTTGGCGCTCAAACTGGAGTTTGTCGAAACACTGCGGCTGTAACTGGCGTTACATTTTTCCCCAACACTGGAACTTTTAGTGGTGGCACAGTTCTAATCTACGGAGTTAAATAATGACTAAACCAATGATTCGGGTTCACAATACAGAATCCAATGAAGTAATTGACAGAGAAATGACTGATGCAGAATATGCACAGTATCAAGCTGATGCCGCTTATTTCAATGCTAAAGCCGAAGCTGAAGCCCAAGCTGAAGCTAACAAAACAGCATTATTAACAAGACTTGGCTTAACAGCCGATGAGTTTAAAACGTTACTTAGAGGCACCTAATCATGGCAAGCATAATCAACGCCGCTACATCAGGTGGGTTAGTCACCACTGCTGACACATCGGGCATCTTGCAACTGCAAACGGCAGGGACTACTGCGGTGACTGTGGATGCTTCACAGAACGTGACATTTGTTAACTCAGCAAGTTTACCCAACACATTTGGTTTTAAAAACCGCATCATCAATGGTGCAATGGTGATTGACCAACGCAATGCAGGTGCTAGTGGAACTGCAAATGGATACACGGTAGATAGATGGGCATATTATGGTGCAGTAGCATCAAAAGGAACATGGCAACAAAACGCTGGCTCTGTTACCCCGCCAACAGGATACACAAATTATTTAGGTTTTACATCTTCTTCTGCTTATACAGTAGGCGCATCTGAGAATTTCTCAATATATCAAAATATTGAAGGATATAACAGCGCAGATTTAGGTTTTGGTGCGGCTGG